TAATCACGTTCTGACGGAAGTGACACTTCCTCGTTCTCAATTCTGGTGTACCACTAGCAGAAAGACCACACTGCTAGTGCCATTACTGGAATACTTGCGGACTCACTCCTGTTTTCGGGTTAGATCCGTAGGGTTAACTTCTCATCTGAGGGAAAAGGCTCGTCAATGGTGCAAGGAAAATAAAGTACCATTGTCAATGCAAGCTGCACAGATACCATTGTGTGTAGCCTGCGCTGAGTTAATTTGGCCAGAAGAGAGGTTGGCTTTGCGAATCCAATCTGGGGACCGGGGTCAGGAGGCAGTCCTGTTAATGCGGGACTATGAGCGCGGGGTCGTGAAGACGCATCCATATTTCATGGACAGAGTGCGTAATGTGCTCTGGAAGTGGAATATTATGGATCGTCCCGCCAGGCCCGTTTGAGGAGGCCCAAGCTTAGTGGAGAGGACATGTCAGTCGCTGAGACCAACTAGTCTTCAACATCCACTGAGTGCTGGGGCACCTCATCGGTGTGGAAGGTTTTATCGTGTGTTTACGCCATCTACTTGTATCGGAGCGGCGTCATCTTGTATACATAACGAATTGATCGGAATGGAAACAAGGCATTTACTTAAGCGGGAACCGGCAACGGATCTTGGTAAAGCAATCTTCGCAAGAGGGTTGAAATACTTAACGAAATGTCTACGGCACCAGGAAGTAACCAAAATTTCTGGTGAGGAAGCAATAGAAAAATATTCCGGTCCAAAACGTAAAGTGTACGAGTTGGCATTGCAACAGTATAAGGCATTTGGTTTATCAGCAAAGGACCGTTTGTTGAAAAGTTTTGTCAAAACTGCCAAAACCGAGACACCAGAGAGTGACGATCCACGTATAATCCAGGCCAGATCGCCTAAGTTTAACGTTGCTATTTCTCAATATCATCAACCCGTAGAACATGTTATCTACAATATACTAAGTTTAAGGAAGTATACGGGTCGACCTGTATCCAGAATGAGTGCCAAGGGGCACAATTTATGGGAACGTGCTAGAGAAATCAACCGAAGATTTAGCCAATTTGGGGAGGAATGCGTGGTAGCCATGCTCGACTGTTCACGTTTTGATGGCCATGTCAGAAAATATCAGCAAATGGGTGCCCACTCATTGTATGGCAAACTGTTATACTCAGCGAAGTATCGCGAACTTCTTTCCTCGACTTTGAAGTCTGTAGGAGTAACCTCGGGTGGTTACAAATACAAACTTGGTGGTAGACGAGCGTCAGGAGATTGCGACACGGCCTGTGGTAATACAGTGATAATGCTTGCAATGTTGACGGGAGCACTTTTCCAGCTGGGAGTTGACGATTTCGACATTTATGGGGACGGAGATGACGTGTTAGTCTTCACAACCAGAAAATATCGGAAGATCATAACTGAAAAGTTACCCCTGTTGTTCCACGAAATGGGACACAAATTAAGGTATGTTGACTGGGCGGAAACCCTACCTGAAATTGTGTTCTGTAGATCTAGAGTGGTTCAACTCGATAGGGGCTTTAAAATGTGCCGCGACCCAAATTTGGTCTTGAACACAGCTTTTACATCACACAAGTATTTCGGTGATAAATTCGGTGCCGAAATGCTTAAAGCATACGCATATGGTTATAATGCAGTTCACGCTGGTGAACCAATATTAGGACCACTAATGCGGGCCATGATGGACAAAGTTGGAGCGAGACCAGATCTGGTGGCATATGATAAAGACTTGCATTGGACTGTTAAGAATGCAGGTGAACTCAGAGGTTATGCAATTTCAAACTCTGCAAGGTATTCATACGAGAGAGCCTGGGGGGTTAGCGTAGAGGAACAGCTTCACACGGAGGCTGTACTCCTAGAGCGACTACGACTAACAAATTTCACCTTTCCGATTACACATGTCTCTGTGTAGGATAGGAAGCTCATGGGGCCCGTAGCGGTGCATTCAGTAATGGTGGCACTTAGGATTGACGATCCTACGGACGCGAGTTAGAGGTCTGAGAAGTTCATTCGGTATTATGTACGGAGTCTGCGGACCTCAAAAGGTAACAGGTATCCCGAGAAGGGTGACCCATGACTTAACGATCATGCCTATGTGAAGGTGGTCGGTGCAATTCCGGCTTTTTAATATGAGGGACAGCCTCTACCTGCGTTACCTGGGAGTAGACCTACTAGTCGAAGACTACGAGAACTCTACTTACGTGTTGGAAACGGCTGGGGAACCACAATTGTTTAGTAAGCTTCTAGTGAGTAACAAACAAGAACTGGTAACCAAGTGGTAGTTAGATTGCGGTCGAAGCTATTGCTGCAACAGTGTATTTTGACGCTTTAACTGAAATTTTGTCTTACAGACACGAACTGTGCTGTGGTTATGGAAATAGACTACGGTGCGGCAAGTGGAACGGGAGATGCCTAAATGGGAAATAATTTTCCAAACAAAAACAAACAAATAAACACGAAGTTTAGGCATATGCAACGAGGGACTTAACGTACGTTATAGTAGTAGGTATTGTAATTGTGGTCGTAATGACTGAGCAGGAGCTTTCGGGCGTTCAGCCACTGCTGGAGGGCAGTGAACGGGGGTTGGGCATCCCGTACGTGCGAAAGCCAAGCGCGACTCTATTTAGAGTGGTGTTGCAAGGGGGATAGAGTACTATCTGCCTGTGAATCGCAAAATAGGCATCGGTTCGAGAACAGATCCGTAGGGGAAGGTACGGGCTTTTGAGTATGGAAACATCTGAGCCACTTTGGCATAAGGAAGGTGTTTTGAAGTGGACGCTAGTGTCAGAACGGTTTTGGCGGCGCGGGAAGGTGGCAGTCGTGGCTGCTTTTTAATATGGCGAAGAGCCAACCTTTATCCGGACGCCGTTTACATGCTGGACACTTAATGTTCTAACATCATGTTTACAAACACGTCGTTGGAACGGCCTACACGTTGAAGCATTGGAGTGTCGGGGTGAGGAATTGAAATGCTTGGGTTATAGTTGTTCCATACTTAATCGCAAATGCCTTTTGACCGAGACGGTACAGAGTCGGTGTTTGTCAGGGTTCACAGGGGTCCATGTAGCTGGTACGAGCTGTCGAAGAGGAGAAGGAAACAACCGAGACTTCACGGTGTGTGGAATCGTTAGGCGGTCTGCGGACTACGCTAGATACCCATAGCGTAATATTTACGTATGTTGGGGAGAGGAAGCACACAACAGAGTTAAGGGACATCCAATTCGAATTCGACAGTTTGGAAGGAGTGATGGGGCCGTCACTGATATTGGTGACAAATAGATCAGAGATAGGAGTGTAAGCACCTTGCAATATCGCAACATCTAGATAGTGCTAGAGGCAGTGTACCATCCGTTGAGGGTGTTGATCTGCAAATGGTAGCACCGGCGGAACTTGGCGCAAATGAAAAGACCACCTCTAGGCTTCGGCCTCTTGAGTGGGAGCCATTTAAACGTCGCATGATCGGCAATCATGCCAGTGTTGCAAAATGGACGGGGAAATTGTAGAGGCAGTTTAAAATTGGTGACCTTAGGGTTATTCATCGAAGCTACCAAACACGAGATGTTTGGGACCTGTAATGGGTCGATACCTGCTGGGTGTCTAAGGCAACTTTGTTTAGTTCAACGGTTTCTTAACATGGCCTCATTTTGAAGCTGGCCAACACGAGATGTTGGAACCTGTAACGGGTTTTCGACTGCTGGTCGAAGGCAACTTAATGAGATACCGACCAATCTGTCTTGAGAATGCACTTGTTCGACGGTACCGTATATTGGTGCCTTGGTTAGAGCTACGGGAGGAGACCGTAGATACGTTTGGCGAACGTAACCTACTCAAGCAACTGACTACGTCGTGAGCGACAGTCGGGCTCGGGGGACCGTGGTAGGCCCCATCTCAGCCGAGTTATAATTACGCGCTATCCTAGTAGTGGAGCGGAGGCTCCCCGGGCCTAGGGCGTGCACCTGCCAGAATCTGACCTTGCGGCAACTTAGACA